CAGGCGCATTGAGTTTTAAGCACTCTTTAGCTTCTGTTAGTGATAGTGCAAGCAAGTGATGCTTACAAGTCGTCATGTAGCGAATAAGCCAGCCTGTCACTCCCTTATAAGTCACTAGTTGGCCTTTATGATTGGCTCGCAACTCGCAAGCGTTACCATCCTCACACGACACTATCGAGTGTGTTTTGAGTTCTTCGTATTCTTCTATCATGCTACGTTTAGAACCTCTTTGACTGATATGCCTCCAACCTTGCCGTCGGTAATCCCTGATTGCCTGCCAAACCTAGCCGCAGTACCATCAACGCTATTAAGGTCTTCGCTGTAGACTCCATCAGCACCAGCTATAAAGTCGACACCAGTTGCATCACTAACCCTTATCTGGCCTTGAATCAAATCAAAAACCTCAAAGTTAAAACGATAGCTATTGCCTACTATTAGTGAAAGAGGTACCTGAACTGAGCTATCAGAACCTGCCGAGCTTATTATTGATGCTACGGAATTAGAATATGTTGACTCGCCAAAAGTAGTTACGAGGCTATCAATCCACAACTCCTGCCCCAACCACTCACCTGTAGCTTGTTGCTGGAATAATCCCCAGTCGCTAGCGTTACCGTTTATTACTGTGCCGTTTTGACCGCTAGCTAGCTCACGTAAATCGTCCGAGTTATCATCTAGCGGATAGTCGCGTATTAGTGTGCCGTTATCCCAGATTTTTAGGTTGGCTAGGATGCCAGGTAGTTTGTTGCTGTCATCCTGACGTCGATATAAATTAGATACTTTCAAAACGTCCGACGCGGTCCAGTCTGCTGTAATTTGAGATCCGTTGTCTATGGACAAGCCTGCCGTAATCCCAGACAAAGAAAAATACGCTGTATGGATGGCGCCATCATTAAACGATCCATTAACCTCTGCTATTGGCAGTAGCTGCCCTAGTGAGTTGTATGCTAATAACCTCACAGCGCTTACTCCAACATCCAAAACTAGAGAGCTATTATTTTTTACTGGCCCGCTTATCAAGGTGCCAATTCCAGATGTCAGCGATGTCGAAAACTCCACGCTGCCCGAAAAATCCCCAGAAAGCGTAATTTCTGGAATAGTCGCGTAGTCTGTTGTGCCTTCGTTGCGGCGGAAAGACCTTTGAACCAAATAAGGCCCTTTAGCATGAATCTTTTTTTGCTGCTGTCTACGGTAAAAATCGGCAGCAGCCTTGTTTTGTCTTGGGAATAAATCCTTTGGCTTACTACCGATAAACATTTTATTTAGCCTTTTTAAGTGCTTTTAATTCAGTTTCACGCTGTTTTTCACGCTTAATGCGCTTTAATTTTACTTGCTCTTGAGTTGTTAGCATTTTGCCAACTTCAAAACCATCTTCATTTAATACTGGTTTAACTTCTGCTTTATCAGTCATTATTTAATCCTTAGATAAAAAGAAAGCGGGCTTTTACACCCGCTACTGGTTAGTTATGCACGTAGTACGCAATGCCAACGTTCTCACGCTCAAACTGACGCGACCAGTTAGCTGCAAGTGCGAACTCTGCAACGGTTGGAGAGTCGCCCGCCACTGTGGTTTCAGTCCAGCGATAACCTTCAGGGTGAATCAACCACTGCTTACGTTCAACAAGAGTTTCAATGCCTGCGCCGTTACCAGCTAGCTCGTCAAACTCTGTAGCCACTGGGCGCTCTGGCATACCATCGCCATAACCGAATGCACCCTGCTTATACAGAACAGACACATAGCGAGAGCCAGATGTTGCACCAGCGATAACAGGGAGCTTTTTATCTTCAAGTAAGCGCAAGCCGTTATACGTTGGAATTAGAACACCAGTTTCAGAGTCCTGAATGTACTCAATCTGGTTCTCCTTAATGATTTGCGCCATCGTATCAGGATGAACAGCCATCAAACCAAGGTTGTCAGCCGACTCACCCATAGTTGCGCGAGCATCAACAAAGCCACCAAAGTTGAACTTGTTAGCCGCTGTAGCGTTGTTGCCATCTTCCGTTGAATCATCATGAATCATGTCACTAGAGTTACTAGCGATGTTATCCAGATAAATACCCAAAGTAGCAGCCTGTACGCGAGCAGCAAATCGTTGCTCCCAGTATGCAGCTGTACGGCTTGCAATCTGCTGCATAGGGTTTTCAGAACCTAGAACAGAAGAAACCAAGTTGGCAGACTGCCAGGCGTTGTTAATATGAACACGGCGAGCCTGCATTTTGCCGGTACCAATCTTATCTGGCGTTGCGTTTGCTGCTGGGTCATCTGTAGAAATATTCTCGCCAGACGCGTCTAAATCTTTCCAGTATGGAATAGACGTAGTATCGCCATCGCCATTTGCGCGAGAAGCTAGCACTGAGTTAGTAACTGCCACACCAGACAAGGTGTAAGCGTTGCGATCCGTACGGTTTTCCTGCACATAAGTCAGGTAAACATCTGGATCAAATTGAACATCGGATAGGCGGGTAGTAGCCATTTTTAAGTACCTTTAATTTGTCGTTTAAACCCTTCCGGGTCGTTTTGTTTGAACTCTAAGCGCTCTCGGTCATTCATATCTTTGAGCGATTTGGTAGCCCCGCCACCGCTTTGGTTTCCAGAAGCCCCGCTTCCGGTATTTCCAGAACCATCAGCCAGCCAAGGCTTTTGGATTCTGATAATATCTGCCAACTGAACCGCATTAACACCAGCACCGTCAACAGTAAAACTAACTTCACCGCCATCTGTTAAGATTGCGGAGGATTTGTATAGCTGCATAATATCACGCTGCTTGTCGCCCTGCGCAGTAACCATGGAGGCTACACGGGATAATTCAGAATTAATCTGACTATCCTTTGTTTTTTCTAGCATATCGGCATTAATCGCCTGAGCTTCTGCTAGTTGCTGCTCTAACTCATGCGCTCGTTTGGCTTTCGTGTTGTAAGCCTCTTCAAACTTACCACTTTCTAGAGCTTGTTTTTCTGCGTCTTTAGCAGCCTGAGCTTCACGAATCCGCTGGGCCTCTTCAAGCTCCGCAAGTTTCCGCTTGGCCTCGCCACGCTCTTCTCGCTCTTTTCGTAATGCTTCTTTAAGCTCGTCTGCTGGATCAATACCAGTCACGCCAAGCCTAAATTTTCCATCTTTTTCTGTGTAAAGGCTTTTGTGTGCCTCTTCCACTTCTTCAAGAGAATCAATCTCAAATTTTAACATTGCAACCCCGTTGCTTATTATGTAGCCCCGCTACGTTAAGACCATTATACATAAAAACGGGCATAGTCAATAGTTTTGGTGAATAGTAGGTATTCATGAGATGAATTAGAGTTATCTTTAGCGGTAGTTTATGGTTATTAGACCAATAGAAGGAATATAAAATGTTAACACGCGAGCAAATGATAAGGGCGTCCGAACTTCACAAGAATTACGCCGCTGGCAAAATCAGCTTTGAAGAATATAACGCAGCTATGAAGGCTCTAGAGAATGAGTGATTATCCCGCAAAGATTAACCACGAGCTAGATAAACTAGGCAACCCCATATTTATCATTAGAAAAGAGCCAATAGAAAACGGTGCTATTTTGTATGATAAAAACGGACTAGCAGCAGCAATCAAAAAGAAAGGCCGAATACTGGCTATACTGGATGGTGAAGAATGAATAATAAAGACAAGCAAAAGGCGCTACTAGAGCTTGGTAGTAAAACGCTAGACTCAATATCAAAAGCTCATAAAGACTTAGAAGGTATTGCCCTTGGCGCAGTTCTTTGCAGTATTAGAGTGAGCTACGAGATGCAGGCTAGGGCGATAATAAGTCACTCAGGCGCGCCAGCTATCAAACATGGAACCACCCTCTCAATTAGCACGGAAGCCCCAGAAAATTTCGATGCAGCTGGATTTGAGGCTCTTGAATTTACCGAGGCGAGCGAAGTAATTAGAGCCAAAAGAGAAGCGACCAACATAATCAAGGATAGTAATACATGAACACTTTTACTTTTACGGATGCTGAGATAGATATTATTAAGTCAGCACTAAATCAATACACTCACAACCTGTCGTCATTTAATAAACTTCTAGCCGACTCAGGTGTAAGCTATCAACAGGTAAATAAAAATATGGTACTGGCGAATCAGGCGCTAAGCAAAATAGATCGACCTAAAGAAAAGTAACTGGCTCCAATGCTGCAAGCTCTGCAAGGGAGTAGGTTTACATAGGAAAAGTATTCTATATAATAATATTGCGGATAGGGCTTAGCGGCTCTAAAAACTAGCTAGTCACTAGGTTTCCGCATTACCTCAGACTACCTTTGACAAGGATTTAAAATGACAGACTTCATAGAAATACCTGCAAGCAACAGATCAGTTGCAGGAAGAAAGCTTATCCTAGGGGTTGGCATTAACGACTCTGACTATATAACCAGCAAAGAGATTAATGGGAAAACTGTACTTTGCCCCATATATAGAACATGGAAAAATATGCTTGATCGTTGCTATAGCAAAAAACACCAGCGAACTCACCCGACATACATTGGGTGCTCAGTGGCTGATGAGTGGCTAACATTCTCTAACTTTAAGGACTGGATGATTAAACAGGACTGGCAAGAAAAACAGCTTGATAAAGATATATTAATATACGGGAATAAAGTTTACGGCCCTAGTTCTTGTATTTTTGTTAGCGGACAGATAAATAGGCTCCTTATCGACTGTGGCGCATCTAGAGGAGAGTGGCCGCAAGGTGTTTGCCTGCATAAAGGCAGTGGTAAGTATCAAGCAAGCTGCCGAATTAATGGGAAAAGAAAATATCTAGGGTCATTCAATACACCAATTGAGGCTGAAGCGGCCTACTTAAAATTCAAGTCAGAACTAATCATTTCTACAGCTTATTCAGAGAGTGTCGCACAAAACAAAACCCTTCAGTCCGCACTAATCAGGCACGCAACAACGCTCCAAGAAAGGCTAAAGGAATGTAATAGGCTCTAGTGCTGCCAGCTCGCTTAGGGAGTAGGCTTTCTTTATGTTGACCTTATCCCTAATCTCCTTTGGCTGTAGCTTCAGCCAACCTCGATAACTTAGATTAGCTGATACTTGGCCAGACTCACTGGCTCTGGTGCCTTCTAAGCCCGGTATAGCGTATTTATCTTGAACTATCATTACTCGCAATGATCTGCAATTCCAGTGCAAGCCGGGAATAGGGCCTTCACCGACTGGCCAAATAGTCTTATCTGCGCTAATGCAAACATCGGACGTGTGAGAGTCAAGCGTTGCTATAAACTGCTCATGCTTCAACACATCAATATTAGCTTTAGCTGTTTCAGAGTGCGCTTGGTTAGATGTGGAGCTGATTGTGGTCGATACTAAGGCCCTAGCCTGCGCCTTAGTTCTGCCGTTTACCTGCCTAGTTACTTTACGGGTTATTTCGTCAGTAGTTTCGCCGGCAATAATGCCTTGATTGATAAGGCCTCTAATCTCTTGTGACTTCTTGGCGCTAAACTGATTAATAGCTTGGTTAATCGTCATGCGTTCAACTGCGCCACTCTGCTGAGTCAATACCATATCAGTATTATTCAAGGCGGCATTAAGTTGCTCAATAGCTGGAATATCAACCTCGACTTTTACAGCGCCTTGCAACATTCGAGCATTAAAGCCAGCCTCATATTCTGAAAACTCTTCAATGTAGCCGCCAAGATCAAGCTCGAACTGCTGAAAGCTGCCCGCCAGAATATCATCAACATCAGCCAATAAAGCCTGTGCCCGCATAAACTGAAAATCAGTCAAATCCTCCCGACTTAATCGAGCAACCAACTGATCACGCATATCATTTAGGATAGGCTCTAGGTCGTTATACCGCCCGTGACCGTATCGCTCAACAAATATAGCGTGCCTAGTGGTTGCGTCGATTAGATAGCCTGTCGTACTCATAGAGGCGTATTGCTCGTATTTTCATTATCAATGTCAGCGTCGGTTCTAGATGGTTCAATAACACCATTCTTTCGCAATATGCCGCGCAAATCTGATTGAGCAAGATGACCAGAATCATACAGCACGTTAATAGCCATAAACTGCTGGGCTGTCATGCTTGAGTCGAAGAAGTCACGATTCATTTTATATGCTGGAACCTCAACACCTAAAGCCAACCCCATTACAGCAAGCACTTTATTGATCGTGTCTTCTGTATTTGTGACGATAGTCGATAAGGTTGATGTCTCGGAGCTGGCAGATATTCTAGCCGCCTCTGCTGTTTCGTTAATTGCACCACTGGTAATTAGTCGGGCGCCGATAGAAACCATCTGCTCCTCTTTGCGCCTCATAGCCTCGTCAACAGCTTGCGCCGGGTCAAGCTGTAATAGCTCTGCACTGTCGCCTTGCATTAGCTTTAGGCCACTGTCAGCACCAACAACAACTCCGCTCGGGTTTACTTCCTTCCACTCTGCACCATCCATACTGGAGGATACGACAATCAGTCCGCCCGAATGAATAAACAGGTTTTTCTCGTAGTCTGCTGAGTTTCGATAATGCCCAATATTGATTTCAGCGATGGGCTCTAGCGGCACCTCATCGACACAGGATTTATTATCCTCTGAGCCAGTGAAATAGAACGGAATAAAGTTAAGTCTTTGACCTTGTAGCCTTGGCTCCATTGGCTCGCCTATTTGCTCCCCGACTTCATCCCATAGGCGCACGACATACAATCCATCAATCAACTGTAGTGAGCGGTATCTAATAACCTGCTCTTTCTGGAACTCATCACCATCGACTGATTCTTGCGTGACTTCCTTCAAAACAATCATTGATAACTGAGTCTTGCCATTAACTTTGGATTCTTCCCAATTGATAATCGACTCGGCATTGTAGGCGGCAACGTATGGATGAGAACCTAGTCGCTGCTCTTCTTCCATGCTAATACCAGCAGGAAGGCTAGGAAAGTCCACCAGCAAACCGTGGCGGCCTGTTGTTTGAACTTCGCTAACAATTCGCTTAGATACTTGATCGACCGACATTCCAGCGCCGTCAAAATCACCACTAACAAACTCTAACTGGCCCGGGAGGTCTTCACTGAATGATGGCTCAACACGGAAGGCAGCGCCAACTAATGCCGATCGAGTGCGACCGGTTACACCAAGATACAATGCGCGCTTTTTGTATGCGCTGTATTTATCCTGATCTTTATCTAATGCCATTGGCAGATAAGTTACGCCAGCATCTTTAATTCCACTAGCACTGCAAGCAAGCCTTGTTTTTGTCCAGTTATCGACCTTGGCCGCATATTCCGGGTGAATGAATTTTACATTAGCCATTTATCTAGCCTATATTGGTTTTTCGTAATGTTAGCACGTTAAGCCCCGAATCGTACATTGATAGGAGTGTGAGTCCTTTTCTTTCTAGCCACTCGATAGCGAAGCGCATCATAATCATGGTCTTCCTGTTCTGTATCAATGTCGTCTGGCTTCTTGCTATCCCTTGATAATATTGGAAATCTAGAGATAATACCGCGAACATTACTGAAGAAGTAAAGAGCCGGTCTTTCTGGCATCCCTGATTGGCTATCAGCACCCTCTAAGGCGGCCTCAAGGTATTCACACAACAAAGCAGCCCCATTAATGCGAGAGCCGGGCGACTTGTCAGATTCAATCCATTTAACACCCTGCTTTGCCATCTTATCAGCTATGGATATTTGCTCATCATCTTTGTTATTAATGGCATTATCTGCGGGCCCAGGCCTAACCTTTCCTTTAACGATACCTGGCAATAGATTAATTTCCCCTCTAGCATTTCTTATTTCGTGATCTTTATTTGTGAAAGCTTTATCAATATCAGCAACCAATTTAGCCACGTTTGTGGCACTCATCTTTAAGCCTGTATTATGCTCATCAGGCTCGCATCCGTAAAATTCCCCTATGCAAAATATAGTTCCAGCGGGATAGCATTTAACCCCATTAGGAGTTTTAACCTCTGTTCCGTCAGACTCAGCAAACCATAAATTACTGAACGGCTTTGATTCACCCCAGTCATGAGAGCGATCAACATGCCAATTAGATGGTATCTCAAAAGGCTGAACAACATGAACATGCTCGCGCCACAAGTGATCAAAGCGACCGCCAGAAGTAATAGACCAATCACCATTAACCCACGCCGCTTTTTTATTAGGGTCTTTAATTGCCATTAAGAAGGCAATATATTGAGGGTCTAGAAACTTATTCTCACGCCATGAGCCGTGGATAGCAACGCGAGTCAATACAACCTCCTCCTCTTCGTCAGTCTGAGGGTTTATGACAGTGGTTGAATTTCTTACTACTTGACCACGCGGAGCCGGATCAATAAAGCGCTTCTTAACCCATGAATGACCAACCCCAAAGGGGTTTGTTGTGCTGAAGCACTCTAGCGGAATCGGCGGCAATAGCGAGCCGTCAGGCTTTGGGTAGTCAACAGGTCGGAATGATGACCGCATACAAGAAAACATAGCTTCATAAAACTCAGAATCTCCTCGCTTTGTAAGCTCATTATGCCCAACAAAAGGGAACTCCTGACCGTGGTAATTCCAATAGCCGTCAGCCTTCTGCTCATACCTAAACAATAACTCTTCACCAGTCGGCCAAATCCACTTGAGCTCACTTGCAGAGCTAAGGAATCTTGCTCCGTCATTAAACCTACCGAATAGCTTTTTAGACTGGGCTATTATGTCACCTAGGTTTTTATACTCGATGTCAAAAATAACGCCCTTCCAAAATGATCCATAACCAACACCAACCAGCCTACGAAATCGCATTAACTGAGCCGCTGTCTTTCCTGGGCCGCGCGTACCTTCATAAAGTATTTCATTACAAGGGCATGATAATGACAATGACTGCGAACCACTTTGAGGTGCTATAGCTATTTTATAATCAGTCACGACTTAGTATTGTATCCTGATTCTTTTTGGCCGACTCTTCCCAGCTTTCAACACTATCAGCAGTTGGAACAGGCATTACAGATTGAATTACAGTGGCATCAACCTCGACCTTTTCCTTAAATGCCATTACATTGACATGCTTACCAAGCAACTCAAGATTCTTAACCTTATCAGGCCATTTGATTTTTTTAAGCATTCCAGTCATCTGGCGCTCATCGCCTGAGCCCTCCCATATTTCAGCCATGTCGATAGCTGATAAATACGTCCGCCAAACCTTTGGCCATTCACTAGGCGGCTTTATAGAATGGTCATCATTAAGAATATCCAAGAAGTCCATCTGATCAATTTCAACCAGTCTATTTAACACATAAGCTGCATCGACTTGAACTTTATCCACCCTTTCTTGCTTCAACCTTGCAATATATTCATGCAAGACTGGTTTTGATAGGTTTTCTGTGGCTATCTGTTTTGCTGCCTTTTCACTATAGCCTGCCCTAATTGCCGCCTTTGTAGCATTTAGATCAATCAAATACTCTTGACAAAAAAGCTCCTGCTTTGCTGTAAGCTTACTAGTCATAGAACCCCGTTCATAAGTGCAACCCTGTCACACTGACTATTAATTTAACCCCATTCTACCATATTTATTCAGAACGTAAAAAACCCCAATTAAGGGGTTTACTTCACTGCCTTATTGAAGCTGCAATTCAGCCGGTACATAACGCCATCCGATCCCATTCCAGCAAATCCAAGACCTTTGATGCAATCGTCAGTTATCATCTGGATATAGCCTTTGAATCCATTCGCCTGCTTCAGGTTCTTAGCTGACTGCTCCATTAATCGCTCATTCTGATCTATAAGCTTTGCAATAAACTCGTTTGATTCTCCTAGCGCATTGGCCAGTTTGATTTCATTCTCAATATCAGCACTAACATAGCCTGACATTAGCAGTAGTATTAGTAAGTATTTCATCATAAAAACCCCCTCTTGATTTTTTCCTTCATAATATCAGATTGCTCCCAATGACCAGCACCAACCATCGAGTCGCAATGCTTGTTTATTGTCTCTCTCGCTATTTTTGGGGAATATTTTTGCTTGTCGCACTTTAAGCATCTAGCCCAACTGAATCCACGACCTTCCCACTCGTGCTTGCAGAATAATTGCTTTATCAGTTTCATTCGAACCCCTCCTCACCATTAAAATACAAATGTTTTTGCTCAAGACTTCTAATGACTGATTGGGCTTGCTCTTTGGTCTTCACGACATTCGTTGCTAGATACAGATCAATATCACCATGATACCTTTCAAGCATATAACCGCCATTAGCCCTAGGAGTCAGTCGCCATTCAGGAGGAAGCGGCAAATTAGAGGCTGCGGAGTCAGGCCAAATTTTATTTACTAAATATCTAATCATTAGCCTTCCTCCTTTTCTAGCTTCTTCTCAACTTCCGACCATCGCTTGTAATAGTCACTCATCTTGTAAAGCTCCTTACTAATAGCGTCCTTTTTGCCTAGTCGCTTTTCATACTTGCCAATAGTGAA